TAAAACATTTCATCACCTTGATATACAAATTCTATACATGCTGCCATAATACTAAACAAGTCATCAAGATTATTGGTATCTAACTTTTCTAATTTCTGAATTACTTGAATAGTTGGGTATCTCATTTGTACTCCAACATCTCCAAATAATGGAATATTTTTATTATGATCATCAGACTTAACTACTTGAAGTTTAGTGATGTCAAAGGTAATCTGCACTCTTGCTTTTTCATCTTCGCAAGTATCGCACGGGAATATCAATTCAACATTCTCTCCTACAGATTTTGCACGTAGCTGAGTAAAAATATACTCTAGATCAAACGTAGCCAACATTTCAACATCAATTTCTGATTGTAAACAGTTCTTAATTACGTTCTTAAGTGTCTCAACCATTACAACAGGGTCTTCACTTTGTTGTGCCATCAATAATGCCTTTTCTTCCTTAATTAAGAAAGGTCTGTATTTTACTTCTACATTTAACGAAGGTACCACCAACGTATAAGTCGGGGTAGTATTAATTGGTAATGCCATGATTATTCTCCTTTATTCATAGTCTTGATTAACTTATTCAACTCAGCTGTGCTACCTACAAAGATAGCGTTATTCACAGTTTTAGCGTCACCCTTCTTAGGTGCGTCTAGTTTTGCTTTTTGCTGATGTAAGTCCATAAGTTGTTGGTTCACATCAGCTAACTGTTTCATTAAATTACCCACAACCTCGAAAGCACGTGGGTGTTCACTTGATTTTGCAACTTCTAAAGCGTGCATCAAAGCACCTTGTCCAGTGGCTAGTAATTCACGAAGATTATTTCTTGTTATATCATAATCATCTTCAATCTTACCTTCTGGTGTTTTTACAATCTCACCAGTTGAATTATCAATCACCTCAAGTTCTGTAATTTTCTTTACCATGGGTAAGTCGAAAACTTCAGCTAAATTATCATCAATTTTCATTAGTCATTTCTCGTATTTCTTACAGGTGGATCTCCAGGAAAACTATTTATCGGTGCGCTTACTGTTGAAAACGCAGTTGGTGTAGGAATAGTTGATGGGAACGTAGCAGCAGGTGCTTGCAATGGAGTTGGGACAGGATTTACTGCAGTACCTGCAATCTTTTCCTGTGTACGACCAAATGCTGCGATACCTAATACTGCACCCATTGCTAGGTGAAATAAGCCAGCACCTTGTAGTGTTAGAGGGTTCCACTGAGTAACTGGTTGTTTCATTGATGCTTGTAGTAATGCCCACGCAACAGGAAATATAACCATATCACACATACATACAATCATGTACATCCAACCCATGGCTGGACGCCATTTCTTCTGCATCCAATCTTCGTCTTTTTTAACTTCTATTGACATTATGCTCTCCCTGTGTAAGATGAAATATTCGTTATCATTGAATTGGTATCAGGCAACTGCTCGTTAAACGATTGTTGGTATCCTGTATAATTTTCAACATATTCTGAAGGAACACTCGGTAAACTCTCTAATTCACGACCATTAATAGTTGGCATTTTTAAGAATCTCGACCATGGAGATTCTTTCGTTTCTTTAGGTGCGTCAAAGCTACGTGAAGTCCAGTATTTGTAGTTCATTGATATTTGTAGTTTCATAACATCTTTACTCTCTTGAGCCAGTGTTATTCCACCGATATTTTTTGGATAACATTCAAATAGATGTACTTCATATCGTTTTCTATCTTTGGTATCTTCGACATTGAGAATCATATCTGTAATATAATTTTTATAGTATCCGAAGTTTCTTGTAGTTGGGCTTTGTATAACGCCCATCCAATCATCAAAAAATTGTTTAACTTTCATGTTATTGTCGACATAAAATGATAAAGTAATATTATCAAACATTTTTTCATACGGACTTTCACGAACTTCACCAAACATTCTAATTTGAGTTGTTGACATGGTGAGTCCAGGAATCTGAACATCAGAGCAGAATAATAGGATCTTTCTCATGTCTTTTTGCCCTCGCATACCAGCTGGGGGAGATAGCACAATCGAATATCTAGATGTGCGCATCAACCCTTCGGTCTTAACCAATGCTATAAAGTTTTTTAATGTATTTGCCATTTTTAGCCTATATTTTTCTTTTAGAATCTAGCCATACAGATTCTTTTGTTGCGCCACTGAATCTTTCTACTGGAAGCATCATTGCAGTAGCCCAGTCATTGGCAGGTATTTGTCTCATAGGACTTCTTATATGCCCAATCAAATAATGCTTAACACAAGGTTTTGCTGGAGCGAATTTAGCGACACCATCTATAGTTGCCCAAGAATATTTCAATCTCGTGGTCTCATCCATTCTTTGGTTGCTTGCATATTTCATTAATCTATCCAAAAGTCTAATTCTTAATTGATATGGAAGATAATGCATATTCAATCCGAGAAATCCACCCTCTACTTTTCTAAAGGGGAATACTAGAGGAAACTTATCATAATATGGTAGTTCTAATTTTAATTTTGGGTCATATAAATACATATACAACCTACCAGGAACAATTGATCCCGATGATTTAAGATCTTCAGGAGATCCACGCAATACTCTAGGTGGAGTTATGCCCTGCCTAGTCATTTTCGCAGCTTCTTGATCGAACCAAGCACGAGATTTACGAACCGCAGTTTTTAAGTCATACTGGTTCTTATCAAAGACGTCTTGGAGTGTAGTTGGTGTAGTTGCCATATTATATTTAGGCATTAGAGACCGAGTTCAGTTTCGGTAATGATTTTAAATTGCCACCCTCTATCCTTACAGTATTCAGTGGCTGCTTTCCATTTAGCTTGATTTTTGATGTATGTTAAGGACTCTGTAATATATCGTTTAGTTTGACGTCCAGGATACTCGGGTGGAACTGTTTGCTTGGCTGGTTTAACTTCAATTAAGTAAGTCTTGAGTGCACCATCTTTTTGACGAACTTGTATTTGAAAATCTACAAAATATCGATGTAATCTATCGTCAGTTGGGCAGCGATAGGGAACTACGGTTTCTTCCGATTTCCATTTAATTACAGAAGGATTTTTATCACACCATGAGGCAAATCTTGTTTCCCAAGAACTTCTCATAATTATGGCTGTGGGATCTCCTGAATATTTTTCTGGAAACATCGGTTTATATAATCGTTTGTGGAACATGCCTAAATAAATAAAGAGAACAATAACTTTCCATCTATTTAGGGATCCTATGGGAATAATCGACACAATTACTGGTAAAGCAACTGAATTAAAAGATTCTGCTGTGAACAAAGCAGAACAAGTATATAAAAGTGCTGCAGCTAAATTACCACCCCCATTTAAAGGAAAATTATATACGCCAAGGGGAGATGGAAAATCACCAAATGCTGGAGATTATGAATTAGCATCGATGTCATTTCCTGCTGATATTACTAATAATCCTGAGTATGGTGGCAACTATGTAGTATTTTATATCAACGTAAATATAGAATCAAAAATGGGCAAGAATGATAGTATTGCGAAGATACCAGATAATATGGTACAACGTGATCGTGGTGCATTAATTGCCATGAATCAAAAAATGTTTGGTGATGACGCTACAGCTGCAAAGAGAACAGGATTTGTTGCCTTAAATGCAGCAGGACAGGTTCTTGCTGGAATAGGAGCTGGTGGTTTAGCAGCAGGTGCTAAAGGTGCATTAATTGGTGGTACTGCCAATGCTGCTCCAGCAGCAATTGGTGTTGGAGTTGCATCTACTCAATCAGGAACTTTATCTCGTGCCCAGAAAAGATTAAAAACAGCTATAGCTCTCTATATACCAAATCAATTAAGTGTTAGATACGGTATGCAATGGTCAGAAGAAGATACGTTTGCTTATCAAGCAGCAGGAGCAGGCACAAACGCTATCTTAAAAGCAATGGGAACGGGTGGCACTCAAGGACTTACTAAAGAGGCTCTTGGCGATGCTGCTGGAGTGGTCGGTGCTATGGGATTAAAAAGTGATAAGCAAGGTGCAGCTGCATCGGCAGCACTTGGTCTAGCTGCAAATCCAAAGAAAGAACAAATATTTAAAGGTGTTGATTATAGAACATTTGCCTTTGATTATCAATTTTTTCCAAGAGATGCATCAGAAGCAGATAATGTAATGTCAATTATTAAAGCATTTAAATATCATATGCATCCAGAATTTAAAGATGATAATGAATTTTTATATGTATACCCTTCTGAATTTGATGTAGAGTATTATGCTAATTCTAAAACAAACAAATATTTACATCGCCACACATCATGCGTATTAACTGAGATGAGTGTAAATTATACACCTAATGGACAATTTAACACTTTTGAAAATGGCCAGCCAACGCAAATTAATATTACTTTGCAATTTAAAGAACTTGCTCTATTAACTAACACTAAGATTGACGAAGGGCTATAATGTATTTCGAAAAGTTTCCAATATTTTGGTATGATTTTGAGACAGATCCTAAAAAAGAACGTGTAACATATGCGATAACAGACATTACACGTAACATTCGTTTCCGCAGAGACGTGCTTGCGAATATTACTGTTTTTGATTCTTATATTATTTCCAATGGTGAAACACCAGAGATGCTAGCTGAGAAATTTTATGGCGACCCCAATTATCACTGGGTAATTATGCTTGCAAATCAAAGATTCGATTATCGCTCAGATTGGTTACTTGATACGGACACGTTAGAAAAATATGTAGCTGCCAAATACGATGACGTATGGGCTATTCATCATTATGAAGCCAATAATTTAATAGTTTCTTCTGACTATCCCAACGCACAACCTGTAACTAATTATGAATATGAAGATAAAATTAATGAGTCTAAACGTATAATTAAAATTATATCTCTCTCTTTATTAAATGTAGTATTAAAGAATTTTGACGAGATGATGTAATGGCATTACAAGAAACTATTAATTTTGCTGGCGCTATTACTATAGAGAAAG